TAAAGTTTCTTTAATATCATATCATGAGCCAAGAGCAGTCTTAGATTATAATGAAGCGTAAGTCTATACATTCAATACTAGATATCTTAGAGACTGAATTAGAGAAGATTAGTACATGGTTATTCTTTATAGATGATGGGAAGATATCATTTGAAGAGTTTGTAAGGGGAATGTGGGAGAGAGATGAGATTAAAGGACAAGCAACAGTCGTCTGTGTTTCATTCTAACAATACCGTTTACACATACTGGATTATATTTAAACAAGGGGAATATATCTGGACAAGATTCTTAAAGAAAGGATTTGGACATGTATCACTCATAACAAAAGATAAGTTTAATTGGATTGTACTTGATCCAACATACAATCATTTAGATTGGAATATACCATCCATAAGTACTGATGATGACATAACGGATTACATAGATCCTAGTTATGCAGTCATTAAGATCACAAAGAATATGAGTTATGAATGTCCCAAGTTTCCAATTATAAATGTAAGTCCCTGTGTATCTTTTATTAGATATATATTAGGGATAAAAAAGAATATAATTACACCATATAAGTTATATAAGTTTCTTATTAATCTTCCTAGAACTAGTTATAAAAGATATGGTATTCTTGAAATTTCAGTTTTAAACATTGGTAGTTTTATAGAGGAGAAAGAATAATGGGTGGAGGAGGAGGACAATCTAGTGCAGCTAAAGAGCAGATGAGACAATTACAAAAGCAACAAGCAGAGCTAGATAAACAAAAGAAAGAAATAGAAGATAAAAGGATTGCTGCTTTTAGGGCAAGAAGGTCAGCAGCAAGTTCATTAATAGGTGAAAAGAAAAAGACACTAGGTGGTGGAGAAGAGGAATAATTATGGGCGGAAAGTTTTTTGATTTTGAGCAACATCGTCAGAGTGCATTAGATATTGCAAGAGCTCCAATGGAGTCTCGTAGAAGTAAGATAGAAGAAGCAATAGAAAAGCGAGGTGGTAAGCCTCTTAGAAAAAGTAGTACTACTAGATCTTTATTAGGTATGCCATCAGAAGAGACATTAGGGGGATCTTCTTCACTAGGAAGGGGATAACGAATGCTTATATATTTATTATGTGGACTAGGATTATTTGTGATTAGTATTGTTTTATTATTAATGATCTTAATGGATTCCATTACGATGTTTGAAGAGTAATAGTCGTAATACGATCCAATCAAAAAAGAGTAGAATAAGAGGAATAATATATGAAGAATAAGGATCGTGGGGATTATACGCTAAGAACAGCAGATACAACTACTCGTATTAATTATTACTTAGAGAGATATGAAAAGGCTTATGGTGTCAGTCAGGCATATAGGGGATTATTTGATGATGCTTATCAATACTCTCAACCAAATAGAAATCCATTTGACAGGGCTTCATTGGGTTCTCAGAGAAATACAGACATATATGATACGACATTAGTCAATGCTACTAGACAATTTGTAGCACAGATACATATGGCATTAACTCCAATTTATGTTAAGTGGACAGGATTACAGGCTGGTGAGAATGTACCAGATGATTTAAAGGCAGGTATTAATAGAAGTTTAGAATTAGCAACAGACGTATTGTTTGAATACATATGGAAATCAAATTTTGATTTAGCTATAAATGAGGCATATTATGATCTATCCATTGGTACTGGTGCATTGATTTGTAATGAGAATGAAGATGACGATGATCCATTAAACTTTGTATCGGTAGCAATGGATGACATCTCTCCAGAAGAGGGTCCCAATGGAACTATTGAAACTGTATGGAGAAGGTTCGATCAATTACCCATACGAAACGTATTAAGGCTATGGCCAAGAGCTACGTTAAATACTGTATTAAAGGATAAATTAAAGAACGATCCAAACGGTACGGTTTCATTTGTAGAGGGTACTATCTACTTACCAAAAGAAGAGCTATATGAATATATCGTAATAGATAGGGATAGTAAGTCGATTGTATTTGAAGAGCGTACACCTTCTAGTCCATGGATTGTATTTAGATGGAGCAAGTTTCCAGCAGAAGTATTGGGCTATGGACCAGTACTAGAGGCTCTTCCAACAGCAAAGACATTAAACAAAGTATATGAAGATGAATTAAGAGCAGCAGCTTTAATGGCTAATCCAATATTTTTAGGATTTAGTGATGGTGTATTCAATCCATATACAGTTCGTTTAAAGCCAAATACAATCATACCTGTCTCTCCGATGAATGGATCTATGCCGATTCAGCCATTACAGACTTCAGGCAATGTACAGTTCATGCAATTACAAGTAGCTGATTTAAGAGAGCAGATAAATACGATCATGTTTGGTAATCCAATAGGAGCTATGACTGATCCTACTAAGACAGCAACTGAAATCATGCTTAGGAATCAGTTAGCTTTAGAAGCTAAGGCGCCGAGCTTTGGTAGGTTGCAAGTAGAACTTATTAACAAGTTACTCAACAGAGTTATCTACATCTTAAAGAAGAGAAATTTATTTCCGAACATTGATATTAATTCAAGAGAAGTAAATTTAAACTATAAGAGTCCCATTCTTGAATCTCAAGGAATGACAAATGCGCAAAATCTAATTCAGTATGCGCAGTCTTTACAGCAGATTGCAGGTCCTCAAGTGGCCTTGGGGGCCTTCAATCTCACAAAGGTTCCTGAATATCTAGCAGAAGCTTTGCAAGTTGATTTAGAATTAGTAAAGACAGAAGAAGAATTAGAGCAAATGCTCAGTCAAGCTGCTAGTGCAGTACAAGAGCAGACACAAGAACCTACATTACCAACAGCTCCTACTGGTGGATTACCAGGAGGAGAATTAGGAATGGGTGGTGAATAATGATTGATGAAGCATTAGAAGTTTCTGAAGGAAGGAACGAACAAGATAAGATCAACTATCTCTTATATAAGATATTTCATACTACAGAAGATGGTAAGGAATTATTAAAATATTTAAAAAAGATCTTTTTAGAATTTTCTGTATTACCTGTATATCCAAATGTTATAGAGCAATTTGGATCTATTGAAATATTTATGGCATTTAAAGCAGGACAAGCAAATCTTATTAAATGGATAGAGCAAGGAATATTCTCTCACAGAGAAGGAAAAGGATAATAAATTTATAGAAGAGGAAATGTTTATGACATTATTAGAAACTGCTACTACTAATGAAAATAATAATGAAGTAGTAAATGAATCAATACAAAGTACAGAAAGTACAGAACACAGGGAAGGAAGTTTATTACCAGAATCAGATGGAACTACCATAGAAGCTAACAAGTGGTATTGGAATGAAGAACAACCAGGACAAGGTGATAAGCCAAGTTGGTTGATGGAGAAATATAATTCAGTAGAAGCACAAGCCAAAGCAAATGTAGATGCGCAGAAATATATTGGTGAATTAAACAAGAGGCTTGGTGAATTTGCAAGAGCACCCGATGCTTATGATTATGCTGAAGTAGAAAAAGATGGATTTACTTTAGATAAAGAAAGTGCACTATTCAAACAATTTGAAGACTTTGCAAGAACACAAAACATGTCACAGGGATTAGTTGATAATATATTAACTATTTATAAGAATGAATATTTACAAAAGACACCGAATGTTGATCAAGAGATGGCTAAGTTAGGACCTGATGCAAATGGACAATTACAGAGTCTAACAAACTGGGCTTCTAACAATCTATCAGACGATGAGTTTTACACATTAACTGAAATGATTAATACTGCAGATAAGGTTAGAGTATTACAAAAGTTAAGATCACTTACGATGCAGACACCAGTTCCTACTCCACAACAAGTAGCACAACACACACCACGTATGAGTGAGAATCAATTATTTAGTGATTACATATCAGAGTGGGAGAAGATCAAAGATGATCCGGCAAAACAACAAGAATGGCAGGAAAAATTTAGAAAGTTTTACGGATAGAATAAATATTGATAATCAGTATAAGCTATTGTTATAATAGTCATATCGGCCTCTAGATCTAGAGTCACCTCTTTATTCAAAAGAGCCTCATCAAAAAATTATAGAGTTACCCGGAAGGTAAAAGGTTTAACTAATTGATGAGGATATTTCAATGTCAATTTATCTTTCAGATGCGGCCATCAAAGAATTTGATGCGATGGTCAAAGCGGAATATCAATCTAAAGGATTTTTATTGCGTAACACAATGCGTGAAAGACGAAAT